ACCGGCAATTCACAAGTAAACAATACTACTTGAGCAGTATCAACATAATCAATTTCGCTAGTGTATAGGGTCGGAATTGTTCCTGTATAAACTACGTTTCCGTTTAGTGTTGCAGAAACAGTAATTGGGTCTGTGCCTGTTGGAGCATACCCTTGTCCCCAAAATTGAATTGTTCTATTTGCCATGTTTTAACATCTCCTAGTGTTTTTATTTATCATCTCCAGTGGTGTATTATTGCAGGATCTTGTAATTCTCCTGGTTTTGGCTGGCCATGAAAAATCAGCACATCCGTGGTATTTGCTAGTATTGTGCCGGCACCGGGTTTAAAGTAAAGTTTACGCTTGAAATCATACCCACCATCTAGGCACTGCCAACGCCAGCTTTTTATTTGCGTAGCGTCCAAAAATTGACGTTCTCGATCTGCTATTTTTTCTGTAATATAGTCTTGATCGCCACGATATACTCCTACAATTTTGTTCAAGTCTTGGCTGTTAAAATCTTTCCAGACGTGTTGAAATTTTTGTGTGTCCCACCACATGATGCTAGAATTGATACCATAGTGTGTTGGCCGCCACAAATACTTAAAATCTCGCACAGTCCAAAAATGACGTAATGATTGTTGCCAAATCCAATCTATATTATTAACAATAACCACATCTAAATCAAAATACAGCAGTGGGCCAGCATGATGCTCTGGGTTAAACAGTTGCATCTTGTACCACCAAGATTTTTTAGGGCCGCCAATGAACCACTCAGTTAACTCGTGCTTGATCATTGGGGCTGGTACTGGACGATTGGTTTCAGTATAAACATGCAATCTAATACCCGGAGTGAGGTGCCTGTTTAACATGTTGTACAGGCGTTCAACATAAATCCAGTCGTATCCTGTGCCGTGAATTACGCAGGCACAGTCAATAGGGCCAGTCAAAGGCGGGAGCTTAGTCGTTGAAGCCATAGGCCTTGTTCTATTTCTTTTACTGTGTATTCAGTGTGGCAAATTTCTACCAGCCATTGGTCTCTATCTGTGGTGTACTGCTGATCTAGGTCGGCTATAGCAACCGATACTGGTGCGGCCAAACTGTGAGCACCTACAATGGGCCTTGTGCCTGATATAGCTGCTTGTATTCCAGGGCCTGAGCAATAGTTTACCACAGCATGATAATCAAAATGCATGTCAAAGCTATCATAGGTATTGGCTATTTTTTGTGGTTTTAGAATTGTAATATTTTTAGTCAAAGTGCCAATTTGCAACGGGCTTCTTGGGTGTGGTCTGATCACAATTGGACGATCACTTACTTGACGAATCGCTTCAATTTGTTCCATGATCCAAGTTTCGTGATGTTGATTGGCCAACTGTAAACTGTGTCTGTGTTGGGCGGCAATAAGGACGGCAGGATTTCGACTGAGATTAATGGCAAGACTTATGCCCAACTTCATAGGACGATCCCAGTCTAGATTTTCAGTGTGTCCATAGTAGCCCAAACGGTTGATATGGTTGATGGCAATCTTCCAAGTTTCGCCACGATACAATGCACCAACATCCGCGACAATCACTGACTTGTCTTGAGACCGGTAATGCTCATAAACTTGTTTGTTTGGTGCCATGCGGCCTGCCCATAATGCTGACCAAATGATAACAGCATCTGCATCCATGCTGTTTTCTAAACATTGAACACCGGCGTGTCTTAATGCCGTTAACATGGCTGCTAGAACAGGAGCACTGTTTTGAGCACACTGCAAAGGAAAATAGGCCACTGATTTAATCACTAAATATCCAACATGAAATATACTGTAATTACCTCTTTTAATGCCGAGGGTTTAAAACAATACGGCCAGCGAATGATTGATACTTTTGAAGCTAACTGGCCAGCAGAAGTTGATTTGATTGTTTGTGCTGAAAATTGCAAACCCATTACCCGTAGACCAAATACTAAGGTACATGATCTATTAGCGGTCAGTTCAAATCTACGTGTGTTTATTGAACGCCACAGAAATAATCCCAAGGCACATGGATTAGATGGTCCACCCGAAGTATGGAATCCTAAAAAATCCTTTCGTTGGAATGCTGTTCGCTTTTCATACAAAGTGTTTAGTGTTGCTCTCTGTGAAAAAGAGTTAAGTGATGGATACATGATTTGGTTAGATGCTGACAGTCACACGCACAGCCCTGTACCCTTAGAATGGCTGTCTAAGGTATGCCCCGACAATGCCATGATCAGCTACCTAGGACGTGGTGACAAATATCATTCGGAGTGTGGGTGGGTAGGCTATAATTTATCTCACCCAGAAACTAGAAACTTTATTAGAAAATTTGTGGGTATGTACAACACCGATGATATTTTCAAAGAACGAGAATGGCACGATAGTTACATATGGGATGTAGTACGCAAACAATATCAAGACAACAATAGGTTTTTTAACTTAAATCCCAGCTGGGAGGACAAAGGGCTTGCCGGTCATCCATTTATCAACAGCGAACTAGGGCTATACATGGACCATGTTAAAGGCGAGCGTAAATTACAAGGTATGAGCCGTCCCAAGGAAGTGATCATGCATCAGGATCATCCTTACTGGCAACAAGTACTTCGACAACGAGGAAGAAAATAATGTATCAATCACATCGCTGGTGGTTTCCAGACCAAGACACACACTTTGCTAAAATGTTGACTAGAAATATTGAAAAGGGTGGGCAACCCGTTTATCAAGAACCTGTTCGCAGAGCCAGTATAACTCATTGTAAAAAACACGATGTAGCTGTAGACATAGGTGCCAATGTGGGCCTATGGACGCGAGACCTTTGCCAATTTTTTCAACAGGTACATGCGATTGAACCAGTGGCTGATTTTAGAGCATGCTTGATGAAAAATGTTCCAGCTACAAATTTAAAAATTTATGATTGTGCCCTGGGTTCAGAGAATAGCATGATTGATATGATCATCACTGCTGACAACACTGGGCATAGTCACGTGGATCCTGCCAGTTTTGGTCAAGGTAAAATACAAATGAAAACCCTAGACAGCATGGGATTGCCACCAACTGACTATGTTAAAATAGACTGTGAAGGCTACGAGTATAATATTCTAGTAGGTGGTGAAAATTATATTAAATCCTGTAAACCTATCATAGTAGTTGAACAGAAGTTTCACAAAGATACCGGCATAACTGACAACGGCGAAGCTGTTGATTTACTTAAAAGTTGGGGAGCTAAATTACTACAACAAAAGAAACACGATTTGATCATGGGTTGGTAACGTGCATCTATTGTTGAACCGCGAAGAAGTTGTAATTGGCTTGGCCAAAAGAATACTGGCACAGCATTTAAAAAAAATCAAACCAGATTGGTATAATACTACGGCGTATTTAGAAAAAATTAGTAAACGTATGGAAAAGTCTGGGATGATCGAAATTGATTTTGCTACGCTCAACGGTTACATAAAACAAGATGTACAAGAATACAAAGATTCTGTGGTTGTTGAATACAAAAAGAAATATCAGCCGCTGATTCGTTGGCTGGGAGAAAATTTTAAAAATCTCAATGTTGACCGTGACTATTTGTTGAATAGTTATATCAATAGCAGTACTAAAAACTTTGTCAAAACCGTAGGGCAACAATTAACTGATAATCCAGTATGGGCACTGCCTGATGATCCAATACCAGACGATCAAACTGTGGTGTTAAGAAATGTCATCAACAATGAATTAGTTTTAAAAGATCGTTTAAGTCATTGTTTGCCCTTTTGGTTTATTGATACTGGTTATACTAATTTTGTAACAGGTAAAAAACTGTGGCATCGTTTGGTACAAAATCATATACATCATGCACCGCGTATGGGATACTTTCCTGCGGACCGTTTACACTTGTTACCTAGTATGCCTGCACCTTGGCAAGATGAGGGACACTCAATATTGGTTGTTGAAAACAGCGAATATCACTATCAAATGTTTGGGACGACATTGTCTGCCTGGCGTGAACAAGTAAAAACAGAACTAGCAAAACACACCGATCGTGCCGTAACGTTTAGACCTAAAGAACTCAATCGCAAAACACGTGATAACCTGTATGATATATTACAAAACTCCAACTACTACTGTGTAAT